TTGCACCTGCGATGCGACCTCTTAACGATTGTCCGTTTCTTCTTGCCATAATCTCCTAAATTTAGATTACACTTTCTTCGACTTGTCCCTAATATTGTGTGAAAGTACTTTACCTAAATCAAATACTACCTGCTCGGCTACCCATACAAGCGGCTGCCCGTCTTTGTCCCTGCCATGCTCGTAAGTGATAGGCTCTTTATTATCATCTACGAATATCTCACAATGAGCACCTAACACTTCTACAAGAGCACTATCTCTGTCCTTGTCGTAGCCTACATGGAACTGGATAGCGTCATACTTGACAGGCTGCGCATTACCGTCTGCATCTTCGATTTCAAAGCCCTCGCTGTCAAGCTGTAATAGCTTCTTGATAGTAGTTGGACGGACCTCTCTGAACTCTTGTACCTTGCGGCCTGCAAGGATAGCATCGAAGTATTTTTGTTTGATGATAAGATTTAATACTTTCATACAACTTTTCTCTTTTTAATGTATATATCACAAAGATACGATTACTATTACATTACATATAACAATCTACATCTGTATAAACTACAACAAGTGTATTGTAGTGAAAATCAGTTTTGAGAAAGCATAACTAATAAAAATAGACATATGTTTTATTGTAAATTTAACGCTTGAATAAGTATATACTAAAATAAGTTAAATAAACGCGAAAAATTTGCACTTGAAAAAGTATATACTTATCTTTGCATCAAATAATTATAACAACAACAATTAAAAAGGTGAGACACACCGTAAAAACTGTTCAAGGTTATGAAGACTTACACAGAGAACGAACTTATTTACGTTGGTACAGAAATGGAATTCTCTCCAATTGCAAAAAGCATAGAAGATGTTATTGCACCAAATAAGTACACTGCAGTATCAGAAGAAAAAATCCTTTCTTTTTTGAGAGAAAATGAAAGCGAATTTAAGCTTGAGAAGTTTGAAAATGGTGATTGTGTAGCCTCTGTATATTATAAAAACAACGACATAATTGGCATAGTAATTACTACACAAGAAGATGAAATTACAGACTTCTATTATGGTGATAAAGAGGAAATTGAAGAGGTATATCAACAAGTAAAAGAATTTTTTATTAACAAATAATAATCTAAACGCTGCGCTATCGGCATGACGGGCAATGAATATGATAAAGAATAAGGAAAACAAAAAACAAGTTTTAGTAGAGAATTTTAGTGCATATAACGGCGAAGAGCCTGCAACCTTAAGAGGATATGTTGAGCGCGAAGCAGATAACGCCCCTAACTTCTTCGGTTGGTTGTTCGATAACGGTGATATTGAGAGCTATGCCGACCTTGCTGATGAGCAAAAGCAAGAGTATAAGGATTTCTTAGACAGCTTGTCTGATGTGAGTTCACAAGACCCAGAACCGCTTGAAACTTTGGCTGCTTTCAGCGAAGATAAAACATCTTTATACTTCCACGAATTTGAGCTTAAGGAAAATGGTTATGACATGCTTGATATCACAGAAGCATACCCAGAATACGACTTTGTCGAGAGAGAAGCAGACGGGCGCCTTGTCTTTCAGCTCAATTGAGAAGACGAATAACAAAAATTGCCCCCTGCTGTGAAGCTGGGGGCATCATAAAAATTTAAACCTTCATCGCAACCACTGTCGCGAGATTCAAAATTACATGAAGAATAACGTTTAACAACTAAATATATTGTGTTATGTATATAATTTCTTATCTAAAATAGCAAGACGGCACATGTCCACTCTTATATGACGGGGCAGAAAGTAAAGAATTTGAGAACTTAGAAAGAGCCTACGAGTTCTATATAGACGAGTGTAGATTAACCGAGTTCTGTAATAAGGGAACAGGAGAACACACCTCTCTCCTATTGTATGAAGATGACGGCATTCATCCGTCTATTGTTCAAGAAATAGATTTTTATGTGTAAAAGCACTTATTTTATTGAGTATAGTGAGGATAAGCAATATATATTCCTTGTGCGCACAAAAAAACCACGCTGGCGCATGGTTCTAAATAAAGACGATCTTGATGCTGACAAACTTGCTTCCTCTTTGAGGAAAGCATCAGAGTTTTTAACTAAAAGAGTAAAACATGATAGCAAAGAATAAAAAAACATGGGGAGGCGAACGGAGAGGGACGGGGCGCCCCAGAATTACAGCAAAAGCATATTATTTCAAGGCAGACAAAGACTTGATAAAAGCTCTTGACACGCAAGAGAACCGCAATCGCTTTATTAATGATGCGATAAGAGATAAGGCTAAGGCGGACAACTTAATCTAATGTTTCAAGAACAGCATTCATTAAATTGTCAACACCGAGACGAAAATCCGAATAGGTGGTATATAGCACCATCAACTCGGTACATGTTACAGAAATGACGTTTGCACAAGTTATTTTTGTAGCCTTAGTGATAGCGCGACGCAGGCCTTGTGGCATCTTTCCGCCGAAAAATTTATTTGGCGAGTAAAGGTAAATGACAACGAAGATAAATTCTTTGCGGTCGTTTACCTTTATTTCTTTTCCTTTCATCTGCTCGAAGATTTCGTAAATCTTTGGTATCAAAGATAAATCTTTCAATCTTGGCGATGTGGCTAACTCATTATCCGCAATGGCTTGACGAAGTGCCGTGCGCGCTTTCTCGATTTTTTTGATTGTTTCGATTATTTGCTCCATTTTACAGGTTTTCCTGCAAAAATATAGTGAATAATCTTGAAAAACAAAAACCGCTTAGATAAATCTTGCATCATTATTGAGAAATATTGCTACAAAAATAAGAGTGTTACCCGTTTTTAAAAACGTAGTCCAAAAGTTTTACATTTGCGTCGTTAATCGGTTTGAAGTCTTTTTTAATGTACAGTTCCGTTATTTTCAAAGCGGGGTCAGAGTGACATAACATGTCATTTACGATGTATTTGCTTATCCCAACATCATTGGCTGCTATCGAAGCCATAGAATGCCGTGCAGCATAGAATTGTAACTTATCAACACCTAACTCCTTGCCAACTTCTTTTAATCCGATATTGATAGCTTGATTGAAATTCTCCATAGATGCATAACGTTCATAAAAATCAAACACTCGCTTTTTCCCCTTATATTTTTCGACTAAAGGCTTGATGTAATCCGTTATTTCTACTTGCATTTCTGCTTTGTCACTGCGTCTATCTCTTGTCTTCATGCGGTCATAAATGATAATGTTTCCATTTAATACCGTCGCATTGTAAAGGTCTGCAGAATTCATTCCCATGAGACAGAAAGACAAGCGAAAACAATCAAGAGCCAAATCATGACGGTTTGTCACACTTCCATTTCTACCAAGATATGGCAATGAGAATATTCTCCTTACGGTCTCTACGTCTAAAGCACGTTTTTTCGCCACATTCTGTTCTACCGGCTTATACCTGTCTAAAGAGTGTTTGATACGGATAATATCATTATCTTCATCGTTATAAAATTCTCTTGCAGCGTTAAAGATGGTCTTAATGCTATTAGCATAGAGAGATTGCGCGCGTGGAAGTTCTTTTAATGCGCTCTCAAAGGCTTTCATCGTTTTTATAGTAATTTCATCGCAAAGGATATTATCTCGCCCCATAAACGTACAGAATTTATTCAGCGCAGACTTATAGTTCTTTATTCCTTTTCTATCAGAATTTTTTATCCAGCTTTTTGCGAAATCGGTAAATGAAATTCCGCATTTTCTCTGTTTCTTGCGCAAATACGCCACTATGGCATCTATGTCAATATCATTAAGTTCAAGGTTCAACTCGTTCACGCGCTCACGATAAATTTTTATCAAATCGTTGCATCGGTCAAGGATATCTCCATTCTTTATCTTGAAAGATGATGTCATATCTTGCTTTGTAGCGTACATGGTTGTAGGAATGTATCGAACCCTTGTGCTATGTGTAAAGCGAATGACGACGTTCCATGTACCGTCTGCACGCTTGTTGCCTTTTTTTACAACCGCTTTGAATGTTGCCATATGGATAAGTTAATTTTCAGTCAATATTTAGTGCCTACTTTTAGATTCTATATCGTACTTTTCCCAATTCTAATTATCATCTATTCTGTAAGAGAAAAGCGAGAACCCCTTTGTTTATTGGATTTCTCGCTTTCGGTACTGTGTGACTCCGTTGGGATTCAAACCC